GTCAAACGCTTACGCTCGCGAAATGGAACGGGCGCAAAATGGGCGGGGTGGGCGGTGATGGCTGGCCGTCCGCCCACCCCAACCGCGCTCAAGCTGCTCCGTGGCAATCCGGGCAAGCGGCCGCTGAACGACAGCGAGCCAAAACCGGCACTGGGCGCAGAGGTTCCGCCCTTCGTGCGTGGCTTTCCCGACTTCCTCGCGGAATGGAAGCGCCACTCAGCACGCCTCACGCGCTATGGCCTGCTGACCGAGATCGACGACGATGCGCTCGGGGTCTTGTGCGTGCTCAGCGTGAAGTTCCGCGAGATGGTGGCTGCGGACGCGGCGGCGTCGGCGCTGGCGAACGTGAGCCGCGAGCTCCGGGCGCTGTGGTCTCGTTTCGGGATGACTCCGGCCGATCGGGCGCGGGTGAAGACGGACAAGCCGCAGGAGAAGTCCAAGCTGTCGAGGTTCATCGGTGGTGCGTAAACCTATCCGAAAGGCACGGGTGGCTCGCAAGGCTACCGATCCCGTAACCGCCTACGCGAAGGCTGTTTCGGGTCGCAAGATTCTCGCGGGCTCTTGGGTGCGGCTGGCGTGCGCGCGGCATCTGCGTGACCTGAAGGAGCGGAAGAAGACGGGATTCGCCTGGGCACCCGAGCGCGCCCAGAAGGCGATCGAGTTCTTCGCCGAGATGCTCGTGCTTGAGAACGGGCACCCGTTCGTGCTCGAGCCCTTCCAGCAGTTCATCGTGGGCTCGCTCTTCGGCTGGTACGGCCGGGACGGGGCCCGCCGCTACCGGACGGCATACAACGAGATCGGCAAGGGCAACGGCAAGTCGCCGCTGGCGGCAGGCCTCGGGCTCTACGGGCTCTTGGCCGATGGCGAGCGATCAGCCGAGGTCTATTCGGCGGCCACCACGCAAGACCAGGCGCGGATCGTCTGGCGCGACGCTGATCGCATGATTGAGCAGTCGCCCGAACTGAATGCGGACCTCGGCGGCGTCGTCAAACGCGAGGCGGCCTGCCTGTCCTACGGGAAGCCCGACTCGGTCTTCCGCCCCGTGTCCTCGGAGCACAAGGGGCTCGACGGGAAGCGCGTCCACTTCGGGCTGATCGACGAGCTGCACGAGCACCCGAACGCGATGGTCGTGGACAAGATCCGGGCGGGCACGAAGGCCCGCAAGAACGCCCTCATCTTCGAGATCACGAATAGCGGATGGGATCGGCACTCCGTCTGCTGGGATCACCACGAGTACAGCCTGAAGGTGCTGCAAGGCATCATCGACAACCCCTCGTGGTTCGCCTACGTCTGTGCACTCGACGAAAAGGACGATTGGAGAAACCCGAAGGTCTGGATCAAGGCGAATCCGGGCCTCGGCACGATCCTCCCGCTCAAGTACCTGCAAGAGCAGGTCGCCGAGGCCGTGGGGATGCCGTCGAAGGAGAACCTCTGCCGCCGGCTCAACTTCTGTGAATGGACGGAGCAGAGCATCCGGGCGATCCCGATGGAGGAATGGGACCGCGGCTCCACCACGATCGACTTGGCGAGCCTGCGCGGGCGTCGCTGCTACGGCGGCCTCGACCTCGCCAAGGTGAACGACCTGTCGGCGTTCGTGCTGGCCTTTCCGCCAGAGGGGGATGATGAGCCCTGGATCGTGCTCGTCTGGTACTGGCTTCCGCAGGACGACATGCTCACGCGGGTGCGGCGGGATCGGGTCCCCTACGATGTCTGGGTGCGCGAGGGCTTTATCGAGACGACGCCCGGCAACGTGACCGACTACGGCTTCATCGAGGCGAAGATCGTCTCGCTCTCCTCCGAGTACCTGATCCAGGAGATCGCCTTTGACCGCACCTTCGGCGGTGAGATCGTCCAGAACCTCATGGCCGAAGGTCTGGCCATGGTCGAGTTCGGCCAGGGCTTCATCTCGATGGCGGCGCCGACCTCCGAACTCCTCCGGCTGGTGAAAGCGGGGGAGTTGCAGCACGGAGGAAACCCGGTGCTGCGGTGGAATGCGAGCAACCTGGCCACGGCCGAGGATGCCGCCGGCAACCTGAAGCCGGACAAGGAGCACTCCTACGAGCGGATCGACGGCATCACGGCGTTGTGCAATGCGCTCGGCCGCGCGATCACGCGCCCGGCAGAGGGGGACTCGATCTATGACCAGCGCGCGGGAGCGAATAGGGCGCTCACCGAGGAGGGACGGCAGGGGCCGCCGCAACCCCTGATCGACTCATGGTGATCCCGGGTCCCGCGGCGGTCGATCGGCTCGCCATCCTCTCGGGCGTCGGCCTGATCGTCTACGGCGTCTCGATGCTGTCGCGTCCCGGGGCCATCATTCTCGCCGGCCTGTTCCTCGTGGCCGGCGCTCTTTGGAGGGCACGCTCTTGACCAGCATGGTGTCGTGGCTCTTGGGCATCCCTCACGGAGAGGGTCTCAACCCCCTGGACGACAGGTACTACGATCTTCCGAGCGGTGGAGGCATGTCGAGGACGGGCGTCCGCGTCTCGCCAGAATCGGCGATGAAGGCCTCGACGGTCTATCGCTGTGTCTCTATCCTCGCGAACGTGCTCGCGATGTTCCCCAAGGGGATGTTCGAGAAGCTCACGCCGCGAGGCCGTCTTGAGGCGCCCGATCACCCGCTGGATCCGATCATCAGCTTCAAGCCGAACCGCCGGCAGAACGCCTTCGTCTTCTGGCGCCAAGTCTGCTATCACCTGATCCTTCGGCAGAACGCCTTCGTCCAGATCATCCCGGGCACGGAGGGCCGCGGATGGGTCGGCGGCCTCCTGCCGCTCGACCCCGATCGCGTCCGCGGCCCTGAAGAGCTCGCGGACGGATCGCTGCGCTACGAGTACACCCGGCCGAACGGTGGCGGGACGGTCAAGCTCATGGGGGATCTGGACATCTGGCATCTCCAGGGCCTGAGCTCGGATGGCCTCCGTGGTCTGTCGATGCTCGACGTGGCCAACGATTCGATCGGGCTCTCGCTCGCCGCCGAGCGGCACGCCTCCCGCTTCTTCGAACGTGGCGTCAAGCCGACAGGCATCTTGCAGCACGAGAAGACCCTGAAGCCGGAAACGGCGAAGGAAATGAGCGAGTCCTTCGGGCGCGTCTACGGCGGCGAGCAGGGCACGGGGAAGGTCCCGGTTCTCTGGGAGGGGATGAAGTTCACTCCACTCTCGATGACGCTCAAGGATGCCGAGTTCCTCGATTCGCGGAAGTTCTCCGTCGCCGAGATCGCGCGCTGGTTTGGGGTGCCGCCGCACATGGTCGGCGACGTCGAGCGCAGCACAAGCTGGGGCACCGGGATCGAGCAGCAGGGGCTTCACTTCCTGATCTACTCGCTGCTGCCGTGGATCGAGCTCCTCGAGCAGTCGATCCGGTTCACGCTCGTCGTTCAGGCGGAACGGTACTACCCGAAGTTCAACGTGAACGCGATCCTGCGGATGGACGCGAAGACGCAGGCGGACGTGTTCGGCATGCTGATCGACAAGGGTGTGCTGAACCCGAACGAATGCCGGGAGCTTCTCGAGCGGAACCCGCGCGAGGGCGGGGACGAATACGTGGACCCCGCCGGGCCAGAGCCAGCGCCGCCACAGCCGCAGCGGGAAACGCCGCCGCCTGAGGACGAGGATGATGAGGATGAGGACGAAGAGGCGGCCCAGGCGACCGCGCGCGCGCGGGCCCTGGCGGGAGCGCGGGCGGGGGAACTGCTCGACGAAGAGCACCAGGCACTCTTCCGGCTGGCGAAGGAGAACGCGAAGCGAGCGGACGCCTGGCAATCGGCTGCGGCCCGCTTCTACGGCCACTTCGCCGGGCGCGTGGCGCTCGCCATGGCCTGCAGCAAGACGGCGGCGAAGGGCTGGTGCGACACTCGGCGGGGCCTCGTGCTCGCCGAAGGGCTGTCGGGACTCACGGACGGCCACCAAGAGCAAGCGGCTGCGGCGCTCGTCGCCCTGGCCTTGAGCAACGGAGGGTAGACGAATGCTGAGCCTCATCCATGCCGTGGCCGGGCGCCCGTGGGCGATTCGCGCCGAAATCGCACTCCACGTCCGGGGACTCCTCGCGCGAGAGGGCATCTCTGGCCTCCGGCACCTCGCGGCGTTGAAGGAGGAGGTCCACGCCTTCGATCCCCAGGCCGCAGGCCGCAGCGGAGTCCCCGGGACGGTCGGCACCGTCGCTGTGGTTCCCGTGATCGGCACGCTCACCCAGCGGGTTCAGGTGATCGGGAGCGCGCAGACGCGATCCACGGCCGAGATCGTGGCCCAAGTCCGGGCCTACGCCGCCGATCCAGCCATCGATGCCATCGTGCTCGAGATCGACTCGCCCGGAGGCGAGGTGTTCGGGGTGCCCGAGGCATGGCAGTCGATCCGGGAGTCTGCTGCGAGGAAGCCCGTCATCGCGCACGCCAACAGCATCGCGGCCTCGGCTGCCCTCTACCTCGGGAGCGCGGCGACGGAGTTCTGGGCGACGCCGAGCGGCGAGGTAGGAAGCGTCGGCGTCTACGCCCTCCATGTGGACATGTCAAAGGCGCTCGAGGAGATGGGCGAGGCCTGGGACTTCATCGTGGCAACCAAGAGCCCTTACAAGATCGAGGGCAATCCGGCCGGGCCGCTCACTGACGAGGCCCGCGCCCATGCCCAGAAGGACGTGGACCGCTACATGGGGATGTTCCTCCGCGACCTGGCGAAGGGCCGCGGCCTCTCCGAGAAGCAGGTGGAGAGCACCTTCGGGGGCGGCCGGATGATGGGATCCACCGAGGCGCGCGGGGTCGGGATGATCGACCAGGTCGGAACCTTCGAGCAGGCAGTTGGGCGCGCCGCGCAGATCGCGGGATCTCGCGGGCCGAGCAAGCCGAGGGCGGATCTGATCCGGGCCGAGCCGATGGTCATGGACCCGGCGGAACTGGCGGCCAGGGCCGCCCTTGTTGGAGTGCGAACGGAGGATCTCAAATGAAGCGAATCGCGACGTGCCTTGCACTGATGCTATTGGCCAGCGGGCCTCTCTGGGCCGAAGTCCTGTCGGCCGTGCCGCTGGTCTCGACCGGCGTCAACCTCTCAACGACACAGACGAGCGCAGCCGGTGCCGTCGATTCCACCAACACAATGGATCGTGGGTACACCCTCGAAGGCCCGACCTTGCTCCGGGTGATCACGACCGTGGGGGCCACGCCCACCGTGAAGGTCGACATCCAGGGTTCGATGGACGGGGCGATCTTCTTCAACGTGCCCTACTCGCTGATCGCCACGCCGGAGACCTGGGTCGTCTCCCAGATCACCATCACATCAGCGACGACGAACAACTACATCCTCAAGGGCGCCGTCCCGTGGCGCTACTTGAAGCTCGTCTACAGCTTGAACACCAACGTCACGCTGACTGCGGACGCCTTCCCAACGTCGTTCTGAGCCCCCTCAATGAGCCAGCGGCGAGAGTATCGCCAGCATTCGAAGAGTATCCTCCTCCGAGCCACCGCGAGCGTCTTCCGCGAGCGGGAGGCCCTATTGCTGATCGAGCGGCGTAGATGGCTCCGACGACTCGCCTGGATAGCCTGCGGGGCGCTGCTCCTCGGGATCGTGGTGGGCGGATTCGCGGCGCGGGTCCTGTGAGGGGGGCTTGACAGGTCGTGATACGCTGAAGGGGAAGTAGAAGGGTTCCGGTCGCCTCAGCCTTCGGGCCTCTCCGACCGGACCATCGCGGCACCGCGCCACCGGCGCCCCTGCCGATCGGCATCTGGACGTTTTTTCAGGTGCCGGCAGGGGCGCTTTCGCTTTTGGCCGGCACGGGAGCCTGCGAATGGAACGACTCAAGGAGTTGGAGGTCGACCGAGAGGAGCGCCGGGCCCAGGTCAAGGAGATCCTGACTGCGGCAGCGACGGACAAGCGCCCTCTGACGGAAGACGAGCGGAAGAAGGCCGGAACCCTCACGGCCGAGCTTGAGCAGATCGAAGCGACGATCAAGCTCGAAGAGCAGACGCTGGAGTGGAACAGGACCAGCGCCCCGGCGGTCCGGCGCCCTGATGGCGATCCGGCCCCGGACAAGCCGTTCAAGTCCTACGCCGCAGGCCTCGGGGGCGCCAAGAACCCCTGGGGTGACTGCAGCACGCCCCGCGGCTTCGACCAGGCGCTGGGCACCTTCCTGCAGGCCGTGGCCACCTGCGCCAAGGGAGGGCCAAGCGATCCGCGGCTCTTCATGGTGCCACAGGCGGCAGCGAGCGGTCTCAACACGTCGGTCGGCAGTGAGGGCGGATTCCTCGTTCGCACCGACTTCTCGACGGCGCTCCTGGCGAAGGCCATGGGCGAGTCGGTGCTGGCGAACCGTTGCACCACGATCGACATCGGGCCGGACTCGGATGGGATCGAGCTGCCCTACATCGACGAATCGAGTCGGGCGACCGGCTCCCGCTGGGGCGGCGTCCAGGTCTACCGGCGCGCCGAAGCCGATACCGTGACCGCATCGAAGCCGAAGTTCGGGATGCTCGAGCTCCGGCTCGAGGACCTGATGGGCATCTGCTACACCACGGACCGCGCGATGCGGGACGCGACCAGCCTGGGCCAGATCATCCAGACCGCGTTCTCCTCCGAGTTCGCCTTCCGGGTGGACGACGAGATCATCCGCGGGACCGGCGCTGGGCAGTGTCAGGGTCTGCTGTCCTCGGCAGCCCTCGTCAGCGTGGCCAAGGAGACCAGCCAGGTCGCCGACACCATCGTCGCCGAGAACGTGCTCAAGATGCGTTCCCGGGTTCCGCCCCGGCTGCGCGCGGACAGCGCGTTCTTCATCAACCAGGAGTTGGAGCCCCAGTTCCCGCAGATGGTGGTGAAGGTCAAGAACGTCGCCGGCTCCGAGAACGTTGGAGGGGCGCCGATCTACATGCCGGCAAATGGTCTCGCCGGTCAGCAGTACGACACGCTGTTCGGGAAGCCGGTCATCCCGATCGAGCAGTGCGCGGCCATCGGCGACCAGGGAGACATCTTCTACCTGGCCCTGCGTGAGTACCTGCTCATCCGAAAGGGTGCCCTCGAGACGGCGGAATCGATCCACGTGCGGTTCCTGTACGGGGAGAACACATTCCGGTTCACCTATCGGATCAACGGGGCGCCGGCCTGGAAGGCCAGCCTCACGCCCTACAAGGGTTCGCTCGGTGTGAGCCCGTTCGTCACGCTAGACGCACGGTAAGGGAGGAACGCCATGTCCAAGCTCCACATTCCGCAGGACGTCGTTCCCTTCTCGCTCTTGGCCCCAGCGGCGGATGCTGCTGGACGCACCTCGACCTACAAGAGCCTCAAGGGCGCCGTGAAGGCGTGGATCGTGGTCCACATCGATCAGGGCAACGCCGCGACGATCGCGCTGAGCCCGAAGCAGGCCCTCGCCGTGGCCGGCACGACGCCGATCGCGATCCGGGCCACCCGCATCTGGGCGAAGCTCACCGCCGCGGCGACCAACTTCACGCGGGCGACCGACGCCGTGGACTACACCACGGATGCCGGGGTCGACACCAAGGTCATCGTCTTCGAGATCGACCCCAACCTGACGCTGACGCCAGAGTCGGCATCTGGCGTCTATGACTGCGTCGCCCTGACGACGGGGGCCAGCAACGCCGCGAACATCACATCCGCGATGTTGCTCGTCCAGATGAAGCACAAGGGCGCTTCCGTCGACAACGTGCTCGCCGACTAGACGCCTGGCCGTTGACCGTTCGGCCCGCGCGTGGGGAAAGAGTCCACGCGCGGGCCATAGGCAAAGGAGCGGGAACGATGAAGGTACGCATCCTAAGCGGGAACGCCCGCGGTCAGGTCGTCGAGATGGGTCAGACCGAGGCCGAGGTCAACCTCGCGACCGGCTACGCCGAGGCGGTTGTGGACGAGCCCCCGGCTGTCATGCCGAAGCCTGCTCCGGTCAAGGAAGCGAAGCCGAAGCCGAAGCCGGAACCCCCGGAGGAGTAGAGCCGCCGCATGTGCTCGAACCTCTACTCGGTGACGCCGGCCGCCCTCGAGCCCGTCAGCCTCGAGGAAGCGAAGATGCACTGCCGTATCGACTCTGAAGATGAGGACCTGTTCGTGCGGGACGGGCTGATCTCAGCCGCGCGGCAGTGGGCGGAAACGCTGACCGGCCGCGCGTTCGTCACCCAGACGTGGGAACTCAGGCTCTCCTGGTTCCCGGAGTACGCAATCGAGCTACCGAAGCCGCCGCTCGTCTCCGTGAGCTCCGTCAAGTACCTCGACCTAGCTGGAGTCGAGCAGACCTGGGCCGCCAGCAATTACATCGTGACGGCGCCCAGCGGAGAGACTCCCGCTCGTGGTCGGATCACTCCCGCCTACAGCGTGATCTACCCGCCGACGCTTCGCGTGCCGGATGCCGTGCGGGTCGTCTTCGTCGCCGGCTACGGTGCCCCTGCCGCGGTACCGCAGGGCATCAAGAAAGCCATGCTCGTGCACATCGCCGAGTCCTACCAGAACCGCGAGCAGCCCGACTTCTCGTTTGCGGGCGAGACGATCTGGCCGTGGGTCGAGACGAGGTTCGACTGATGAAGGTCAGGGTGCTGGGGGCATTCGACATTGAGACCCAGAGCTATCGTCCGGGCCAGATCGTCGAGATGGGGGACGAGCTCGCTGCGAACCTGGCGCGCCGCGCCCTCGTCCTGCCAGTGCCTGAGCCGCCACAGGACCCTGTCGCCGCACCCCCGAGGAAGCCCGATGCGCGCCGGAAGTCTTGATCGACGGGTCCGCATCGAGCGGGCGACCGAGGCGCAATCGCCCGTGGATGGTTCGGTCGTGCTGACTTGGGCGCTCGACGAGCTGGTCTGGGGCCAGGTCGAGCCGCTGCAAGGGCGTGAGCTCTTCCAGGCGCAGCAGTGGGTGGCGAAGGTCGATACCCGGTTCACCATCCGTCGGCCGCCTATCGGGACGATGGTGACACCGGATGAGAAGACTCGCCTCGTCTATGACGGGCGGTCCTATGACGTCAAGCACGTCGCGGAACTCGGGCGCCACGAGGGCCTCGAGATCCTCGCCCAGGCGCGGGCCGAGTGATGTTCACGGGGACCTTCACCGGCTGGCCGGAGACCGAGCGCCTCCTTGACACGATCCTCAACGAGGCGACGAAGGAGGATCTCATCGCGGACGCTCTCCTGCATGCCGCTGAGCCAATCGTCGAGACCGCGCAGCAGCATGCCCGGCGCCGGAGCGGTCAGATGGCCGAGTCGATCAGGGTGAAGCGCGTCGAGAGCGAGGAGGCGACCCACCAGGTTATCGTCAAGGTGGGCGCGGACACCCGCCGTCCCCACTGGCAGCTCTTCCACCTGCACGAACTCGGCACCTCGAAGATGAGCGCGCAGCCGATGGTTCGCCCTGCTTGGGACGAGAACCGCGGCACATTCCCGGACAGGGTTGGCAGCGAGATCAAGCCCGCCTTCGACCGCGCCGCGAAGAGACATGCGCGTCGCACCAGAGGCACCCGATGATCGAGGACGCCATCCGCTCGGTGCTCCTCGCGGACGCCGCGGTATCCGAGTTGGTCGCCGATCGCGTCTACCCGCTGGTGATGCCGCAGAAGGGGACGCTGCCGGCGATCGTCTACCAGCGGATCTCAACGGTGGGGGCCTACACCCTCCAAGGCCGGACGACGCCGACGACTGCGCGTGTGCAGCTCAGCCTGATGTCGACGAGCTTCACTCAGGTCCGGGCCCTCGCCGCCGCGGCGAGGAGCGCGCTCGACGCCTATTCAGGCGTCGTCGGCCCCCACTTCGTGAACTTCGTCGAGGTGGTGAACTTCCTCGACGAGTTCGAAACGGAGACGGGAATCTGCCGTGTCGTGATGGACGTCCGGGTGCATTCAAACGAAGGAGCATGAGAGTCATGAAGAAGAAGCTGCTGTTCGGCCTCGCCGCGGTGCTCGCCCTGGCGCTGGCCTTCGCGACCCAAGGCGACGTATCCGCCGCATCTCTCACTTCGAGCGTCAACCTCCGGCTGAACTCGACGCTCACCGGGACCGTGGGACTGGCGACGGCGAGCGTGCCTCTCGATCAGCCCTACTCGAAGACCTTCGCGAACGGCGTCGGCGCGAGCCAGGCCGACAAGGTCTATACGACCCAGCTCTCGATCACGACCGGCGCGACAACCGATCTCGACCTCCAGGGGTCGCTGCTCGACGCGCTGGGTGCGGCCTTCACGCCGGCCAAGCTGAAGTGCGTCTACATCGAGAGCGCCACGGCCAACACGACGAACTTGACGCTCTTCGGAGATGCAGCCTCGGTGCCGATCCTGAACACGGCCGCGACGACGACGACGCTGCTGCCCGGCGGGCTCTTCTTCATGTGCAACCCGCCGCTCGCTGGCATCGCCGTTACAGCCGCAACCGCCGACATCATCCAGATCACCAACGCTTCCGGCGCGACCGCGACGGTCAACGTGGTCCTGATCGGCACCTCCTCGTAGTCCAGGCCGTCAACAGAGCAGAGCAGAGCAGGGAAGGGAGCAGAGATGGCAAGCCAGGGCATGATCGGCTACAAGGCCGATATCCAGTACGGAGACGGCGCGACGCCCGAGGTCTTCACCTCCGTGTTTGAGGTCACCTCGATCGACCCGTCCAACCCGCAGTTCGACGAGGTCGAGTTCACGCACCTCCAGTCGCCGAACCGCACGCGGGAGTTCAAGCCGACCTTCATCGACATGGGCGAGCTCGCCTGCGAGGCGAACTTCGTGCCGAGCGATCCGACGCATCAGCAGATCTTCACCGACCGCGCATCGGGCATCGTCCGCAACTGGCGCTATCGGATCAAGGACAACATCAGCGCCGCGGTGCTGCGGACAGCGACCTTCCCCGGCTACGTCAAGTCGGCGAAGGAGGGGCCGGTCACGACGACCGACAAGATCGCTCTGACCTTCAGCGTTCGCATCTCCGGCGCCGTCACGTACAGCTAGGCGGCCAGGGATGGCTATCGCGCATCGTGGAGAGACGGCCTTCTCCGCGGGTGGGCGGGGCTACTACCTGGTCTATGGGACTCGGGAAATCGCCGAGATGCAGTCGGCGCTCGGGTTCCACAGGCCGGACCCGTTCGCTCCGGTCACCTGGGAAGAGGTCGAGCAGAAGGACGGCAAGAAGATCCGTGTCGAGCTGACCTGGGCCGAGCGAAACCAGCGGATGCTCACCGCATTCGACGGGACGTTCACCAACCCGGGGCCCGGAGATCTCCGGAGGATGGTCCAGATCGGCCTCTGGCGATGGGAGAAGGCGAACGCCTCGCTCAGCGACGCGGAGTTCGAGGCCATCTGCGACGCCCTCGGATTGGTGGGACTCCAGAGCCTGCATCTCCAAGCCGTCACCAACGGGCTGCGAGCGAGCAGCCCGGAGGATGAAGACGCTCCAAAAAGGGCGGCGGCGCCAGCCTCCTTGACCTTGAGCGTCTCTTAGCGGAGGCGCTCCGGTGTGGACTCACGCACGCCGAGTTCTGGGACCTGACGCCGCGGGAGGTCGCCCTCGTCATCCATTCCGCGAACGAGCGCACGCTCGACTCGCTGGACATCGCCATTTCTGGGGCGTGGCATGGAGCGCATTTCGCTGCGCTCGCGGCGGTGGGCAAGTTCCCCGAACTCGGAGAAGTGCTGGAGCGGATGAGGGGCCGGCGGAAGCGCACGCCACAAGGAACCCTGGAACGGTTCGATGCTTGGATGCTCCAGGTGAAGGCCGCAACGGGAGCCATTAAGCCATGAGCGAGCTCGGGAATCTCACCCTCAGCCTTCGCGTCAACGCCGAGACGATGTTTGCCGACCTCCGGAAGGCTGGCCGGGCCGTCCAGGGCGAGTTCGAGAACACGAACAAGCGTGCCGCCAAGGGCATGGAATCGACCATGCGGGAGATGCAGGGACACATCGATCGCATCACTGGGCGCAAGGCGACGAACGAGCTCAATCTCATCGCCCAGGCGATCGACGGGATCGGTGGGAAGTCGAAGCTCAATAGCCAGCAACTCGAGCGGCTCACCCTCGACGTCAACCGCCTCGCGGCGGCCGGCGCGAAGGTGCCCGCGAGCCTGCAGGGACTGACGGGCATCGGGAGCAAGCTCGGCGCCGTCTTCCAGTCTCTTGGCACGGGCGGCGGGATCTCGGGGGCGCTCGCCGCGATCGGGCCCGCGGGCCTCGCCGCCTCCGCGGGGCTCGGGGCCATCACGATCGCCGGCACCAAGGCCTTCGGCGCCATCAAGGAGCTGGCCGCGGAGGCCGAGCAGTGGACCAACTTGGCGAAGTCGACCGGACTCGGCGTCGTCCAGGTCCAGCAGCTGTCGGCCCTGCTGGAAGACGCGGGCATCCCCGCCGAGGCGATGAAGATCGCCTTCAAGGAGCTCCAGAAGGAGATCGCCAGTGGCGGCAAGGAGCTCGCGAAGTTCGGGATCGACGTCGCCGCCCTCAAGAACCTCTCGCCCGAGGAGCAGTTCCGCGCGATGGCGAAGCAGATAGAGGCCATCGAAGACCCCGCTGACCGGACAGCCGTCGCGCTCGCCGCCTTCGGCCGCAGCGGCGCCGATCTGATCCCGGTGATGGACGATGTCGCGAGCGGCGCCGACAAGATGTTCAGTGCCCTCGGCGACGAGGAGGTCGCCGCACTCGCCCGCGCGGACGCGAAAATCGACGCCTTCACTCGGAAGCTCTCCACGCTGGGCAAGAAGATCGCCGCGTTCGCCATCGAGGCTGCGCAGGGGATCAGCTTCCTGCCTGGCGGTATCCCCGTCTTCACCGGAAGTTTCGGCGCTGAGGCTGGTGGCGGGACGAAGGGCAAGGGCAATGACCTCGCTTGGTGGGCCGAGCAAGAGCGGCAGATGGCGGTCGACCGCCTGACGGCCGAGAAGGCTGTCGAGCAGCAGAAGGCCGAGGGCAGGAGGAACCAGGCCGAGGCCGAGCGCGAATCCGCAAAACGTCACGACGCGCTGCTCGCGCTCGAGCGGAAGAGAAATGAGGTCATTGCGTCGGTCGTCAAGGGCCGCCAGGACGAAGCGGAGGAAATGCGGGCGCTGGACGAGATGTCGAAGGGCCTGCTCGCGAAGCAGCAGCAGATCGCGGGCGAAAGCCTCGCGGCTCTCAAGGGGACCCGGCTCCGCGGCGGCGACATGCTGCCATCGGTCGGGGGTGCCGGCCTGTGGACGCGGCACCAGGATGTACTCGATCAGGAGATGGAGAACGCCGCGGCGAGCACAAAAGTGGCGACGAAGGAGACTGAAACCTGGAGTTCACGCCTCGGCTCCCTCGCACAACAGCTCCAAACCTTGGCCAGCACGACGGGCGGACTGACCGGGAAGATTGTCGGCTTCGCCGCATCGCTGGCCTCGGGATTCGGCGGCGCGATCCAGGGCTTCCAGCAGATGACCGCCAAGGGAGGACCTGGCGGACTGCTCGGCTTTCTCGGCAAAGCCTCGGGCGCCCTCGGGATGATCGGATCTGCGATCGGCGTCGTCGGTGGCATCATCGGCGGGATCAAGAGCCTCTTCGGCGGCAAGTCGAAGGAGCAGAAGGCGGCCGAGGCGGCAGCCAAGAAGCAAGCCCAGGCCGACGCGATCCAGGCACGAGTCGAGGCGCGCCAGAAAGTGGAGTCCGGGCTCGGCACAGCGCGCGGCGGCGCCGAGGCTCTCATGGCCCGGATCGATGCGGGAGGCCTGTCCGCGGGGCTGACGCAGGCCTTCCAGACCCTGATCAGCAAGGTCGGCGACGCCCTGTTCAAGACCGGGCTCGGAATCCTCGACGCGCGCCTGGCGAAGTCGAAGGAGTTCACTGAAGCACAGGGCATGGCGACCGATGTTGCCACAGTAGTCAGAGGCATGCGTGAGGCCGGCTTCATCGATGCGACGTTGATGGAGGCCGCCGGCGCTTCTGCTGCGGAGATCCAGAGGGAAGCGATCCAAGCCGCCCGGCAGGCCGGCCTATCCGACATGGAGGCGGCGCGAGCCGGGTCGGCTTCGATCGCAGCCCTGCTCCGTGAGCAACTCAACGCCTCGATCCAGAGCGGGAGAGAACTCGACGAGAACACGACGAGGCTGCTCGAAGAGGCACGAGCTAACGGGATCGAGATCCTGGCCGATCCGGCGATCGAGTCGCTCGCTGTTCAGCGGCAGCAACTCGGAGTTCTTCAGCACATCGCTGGAATGCCGGTCACCGTCAACGTCAACGTCAGCGGTGGCGGCGGAGCGACTGGTGGCGGTGGCGAGGAGGGCGGTGGAGGAGGAGGCGGTGGTGGCGGCGGCGGCGGCGGAGGGGCCGGCGAGGAGGATCGAATACCTCGGGGCAAGCTCCCTCAGATGGCGTCGGGTGGCTTCATCAACGCCTCCCGCAGAGGCACGCCAGTGATGCTCCACGGTCCGGAGCTGGTGCTCCCGATGGATCTCGCGAGGCTCCACGCCGGCACGGCGGCGAGCGCCACGTCCAGTCGAAACGCCGCTTCGGCGAGCGACAGCGCCGCGCTGCTCTGGGAGCTGCGGGCCCTCCGCGCGGACTACGCGGAGATGCCGAGGCGGATGGCCAACGCGGTCCGTGTCGCCATGTCCCTGAGTTAGACCGTGGCCCTCACGATCGATCCCGCCACGCTCTCGCCGTCGGGCTGGTGGAAGGCGGATGCGCTCAGCGGTGTCGACGGGTCGCTCGTTGCGAGCTGGACCGACAGCTCTGGCAACGCTCGCCATCTGACGCAGGCGACAGACAGCCTCAAGCCGAAGCTCCGACTCTGGCAGGACGCGAACCGGCCGGAGCCGGTCGGAGGAACGCACAAGGCCGTCCGGTTCGATGGAACGGACGACTTCCTGCAGAGTGGCGTGAACCTCTCGACCTTCCTCGGGACGAACGGAATCGGCACGATCATCGTCGTCGCGCGCTTCCAGAAGAACGTGTATCCGAGCGCCGTCGGCTACGGCATCCTCGGAGTGAATGCCGCGAGTGGCACGAAGCTTTCGCTGCGATACGACCTCACACCCCAAGTCTTCGAAGCCCAAAACAACGATGGTGCGCCAGATACCGCAGCGAGAACAGCGCCCGAGAATTCCACGCTCGTACAGGGACGCAACCTTCCTCCTGTCGCTCCGGCTACGCGGGTCGTCGTCTGGCGCCATGACACGACGCTCGGCAAGATCCAGGTCGCCGTGGACAACTTCGACGATGCGGCATTCGTCTCGACGACTTCCGGAGCGACATCGGATCTGGCGAATGCGCTGCTCGTTGGCCGCACCTTTGAGCACTACTGGTGGGGCGACCTCTTCGAGGTCATCGCCTTGCCGACGGTCCTCACTGAAGCGAGTCTCCGCGGCGTGTCTCTGTGGCTGACGGAAAAGTACGGGCTGCCCTACGAGAGCGGGATCGCCTTGGAGCCGAATCCGGCCGTGACCATGCGTGTCGAGATGAAGCTGCCGAACGCGCAGCTCACCTTCCAGCCGACGCTCTGGCTCAAGGCCGACGCGATCACCGGCCTTGCGGACAGCGATCCAGTCGCGACCTGGGCTGATTCCTCCGGGAACGGCTATGATGCGACGCAAGCGACGCCCGGCAATCGGCCGCTCTACAAAACGAACATCCTGAACGGAAAGCCCGCCGTTCTCTTCGACGGCTCCACCGACTACTTGTCGACGACCGCATTGCTCTCGGCGCTCCTGGCTGGGGGCGGGGCGGGGACGGTGTATGTCGTCGCGCGCGCGAACTCCCCGGGCGGCGATCCGGACCAGACCCTCTGGCGCGATACCGGCGGTACGGTGTACTTGACGGTGGTCGAGAGCGGCGCCGATGTCCTCAAGGCATCGAACGATGACGGTGTGGCAGACACGATCACGAAAGCCTACACGCTTGGCACGTGGATGATCGGCCTGTGGCGTCACCATCAGGATGAACGAGGCGCGGAGAGCCCGACGGAACTCTATGTCGGTGTGAACGACTTGCTATCGACGGGGCTCTCCTCTGTCACGAGCGGGGCAACGACTGCGGCGATCCTAGGTAACGCCATCGAGATCGGGCGGGGCAGCGGCTACCTCAACGGCTACATCGCCGAGATGCTCTTCTTCCCGAAATCCCACACCCAGGCTGAGCGCAAGCACGTTTGGAGCTACCTCGCCGCCAAGTACGCGCTCACCTACCCCGAGAGCGAATACGAGCCGATCTGGCAAGACGTAACGCCCGATGTACGGATCGCGAAAGGCATGCGCTTTCGTCGGGGCATGGAGGGCCCCGATGTGCAGGATCGGGTCGCCGGCAATGGCGAGCTCCAGCTCATGCTCGACAACTCGATCGACAATAGCGCGGGCACCGCCGGCTATTACTCGCCGCACAATGCGAACCTGCGTTCCGGCTTCCGGGTGGGGACGGCTGTTCGCGTCGTCTTCGAGCATTACGGCACGAGCTACTACAAGTGGCAGGGCTGGATTATCAATCTGCGAATCCTGCCGGGCGAGTTCTCGGAGCGCGAGGTTGTGGTGCGGGCAGCGGACTGGATGGACTACGCCAGTCGAGTCACGTTGTCCGGTCTCGCGATCGAGACGAACAAGCGGGCGGATGAGTTGATGGGCTCGTTGTGGGTGAACAGCCCCCGGTTGCCGGAGTCGATCTACTTCAACAAGGCCTCGGACATCTACGCCTACGGTCTCGACAACACCGAGGACGAGGGCATTCTAATCCTGAGAGAGATCCATCGGCTCACGCTCTCGGAACTCGGTTACACCTACATCCGCGGGGATACGGTAGGCGGAGGGCAGCTCCGCTTCGAGGCGCGCCAGGTTCGCATCGGAAGTGTGCTGCGGTGGCCGATGGGAAACGCGGATCTCGAGGTCGGAGGCTTGGAGCTCTCC